GGAACATGGGGACAGAAGGTTCGCGGTGGACGGCCGGTTCCGAAAGCAGCTGGCAGTGATGTCAGCGCGAAGGATCGAAGTGCCGGGTCGACCTCTGGCCTAGGGCATCAGCGCTGGGAAGAGAACAAGAAAATCTCTGTAAGAGAAGCAAAAGAAATTACTCGAAGAATTATCGAGCGAATCAAAAAGGAGAGTAACTAAAATGGTAGCACCATGGATTAAACGACGAAGGCGCGCAGAAGCGCAGGCGAAGGCGGATGCGAGTGCAACAGTTGCAGAAGCCGCCGCAACTAAGAAGACTGCAGCTGCAAAAGCTGCAGCTGCGACGACAACAAAGACCATTACAACCACCACAACGGGTACAACTACTACGACTGGTACAGTGGGCGAGGCTGGCGGTACCGATACCATCATTGGCACAGGAATTATCAATGATGTTGCTGGGGCGCCAACAACAGGCGTTGAGACAGTCAACGTCGATGAGATGGCAGTCGGCGGTAATAGTATTGCAACGAATACCACAGGTACAACCAAGGGTACAAAGCGTGGAATGATTGGTACTAAGAAGTCTACCCGCAAGGGCAAGTCGGTGAAGAACACCACAACCGGGGCGTCCTCGACTACGGGTACTACGACCGGAGCCTAGTACAGTGGATTTTCGCCGGATGACTCGCGAGTTCCTGCTCGGCGAGAGCAGGGTTCCTAGTGTGGCTAGTTATATACAGTCAGTTTCGGAAGTACTCGAGGCGATCAGGCCCAGGAGCAGAACAGACGAACGACGGATTGAGGTTGCAAGACAAAGTATCAAAGAGGTACGAAGACATATGAAGCGCCTGCAGGAGCGAGTTGGTGTTCTAGAAGAACAGATACAGGTTCTAGAAGAGTCTAAGGAGTAATCTAATGCCTAGGATCAGGCGATCGCTAATAGCCGAGGGGAAGGCCAATACCCATCTAACCCACCTTGAAGAGTTGGTTCTCACACAAGGTTTTGAGGGGTATCTCCTTGCACGCTCCTTCCTAATGGAGTTACTTGAGACTCTCAAAGGTAATACTAAATCCAAAGTTTCGACCTCTGTTAAGTGGGACGGCGCGCCGGCGATCTTTGCTGGTATTAATCCTGATAATGGCAAGTTTTTTGTCGGAACTAAATCAGTACAGAATGTAAAAGATCCCTTAATAAATTATACCCCTCAGGACATTCAAGACAATCACGGGAAGGTGCCTGGACTGGTTGACAAATTAAATCGCGCGCTTGTCGAGCTACCTAAACTTGGAATTAAAAATATCCTGCAGGGCGATTTCATGTTTGACGATGATATGTTAGATGTCACTGAGATTGATGGGGAGCCTCATTACCGATTTAAACCTAACACAATTATTTACACGGTACCAGTTGATTCCAAGCTTGGCAGAGAAATAGGAAGATCTAGATTTGGTATTGTTTTTCACACAACATATGGTGGCGTAGACGAAAAGGGCCGGCCGACAGATGTTAGCTATGGCGCCGATGTTAGCAGTCTAAACAGACCTCCAGGTATATGGTTCGACGATGCCTTCTTTGATGATGATACTGGGACTGTTACACTCACTACTGATGAAGAGGTTGTTGTACGATCACTTATTAAACAAGCAGACGCGGTTAACAGCAAAATTACTTATTCTGACCTACCATCCGCTTTCTTAAACATTTACATTAACAGTGAAATTCGTAAGGGACAATTCTTAGAAAACCCTGAAGAATCATATGAAGGGTTTCTAAGTTGGTATCAGACTGCAGTTATTGACAAAAGCATAGAAAAAGTTAAACGCAAAGAAACCAAAGAAGCCAAAAGAGATGCTGGTATAGCCCATCTTAAGCAGTTTGAATCGAAAAAAGAAGACATTCTCAATCTCTTTAAAGTATCACGTTTACTCTTCGACGCTAAGAACATATTCATCAACAAATATAACAATGCTGTATACAACACCCGGCACTTTCTCGATGATGGTTCGGGAGATTTGGTAGCTACCAACCCTGAGGGGTATGTTGCTGTAGATGCCGGCGGAAATGGTGTTAAATTTGTTGATAGACTTGAGTTTAGTCGTGCTAACTTCCTAATGGACAAAGGGTTCAAGAAAGATGTTAACGAATCACAGATTCTTGAGGTTTTCTGGGGGAATAATGGATTTTCTACCAAAAAACCACTTCAAGAGTGGGCAGTAAATTTACCAATGACGGCAAAAACCAACAGAGACCTTTATATGAAACTCTGCGCCGGCGTACCCATTACTTCTCTAATCTGTGATATGGCTAGCGTGAAACAAGCATTAGCGGAAGCTGTCACCTGGGCTCTGAATGAACAAGCTGCTGAGGACTCGAACCTTATTGCAATATACCCGGGTCGATTCCAGCCTATGGGAAGGCACCACTTTCAAGCCTATCAGAAACTAGTTGATAGATTTGGATTAAATAATACTTTTATTGCAACCTCGGATATAACCAACTCGTCGTCCCCTTTGAATTTTGATGAAAAGAAGCTCATCATGATGAAATATGGGATCCCCGAAAGCCAAATAATATTGACCCGAAACCCCTATCAAGCAGCAGAAATTACTTCTCGATTCGTTCCAACAGAAACTTCTGTAGTTTTTGCAGTCGGAAAAAAAGATATGGAAACTAGTCCTAGGTTTGCGAACTTGGATGGCCTCACTAAAAAAGGCGTTCCAGCGTATTATAAAAAGTTTAATCCATTTCAAGAGTTGCACACGTTAGACAAACATGGGTATATTGATATTGCTCCTCATGTTTCTCTTGACACTCCCAGCGGAAGAGAGATGTCCGGAACTAGCTTACGCCAAAGTCTCCAGGGTGCGTCCCCGGAGCAATTCGAAACCATGATGGGATGGTTTGACCAGGAAGCTTATGAACTGTTACGCAATAAATTAAAAGAATCGTCCGCGATGGCCATGGGTGCCATTGGTGGAGCCTCCGGGACCAGTGGCGGGTTTTCTGGAGTCGTTCGGAGGGCCGGCAACTCTGAAGAGAAAGAAGAAGAGTTAGTTACCGAAGTAGTGAACTATTTATTAGGTATAATGGTGGGTTAGAAATGATTGATCGTATTGAATTAGCCGAAGAATTAGTTTTGCGTGAAAGCGTACGGAAAGCTATTAGGATTGTTAAAACACAGAAAAATAAACTTAACCGGGATGAGGTAGCGCTACGTCGAATACTCCGAGAGTTTATAGCAGAAGGACAATCAGCGGTTGCAACTGGCGCGAAGCATGCTAATACCGGGATCAACTCGCTAGAAGACCTATTAAAGAACACTAATGTACTCTCTGTTTTGGAGACTGGATATAAGTCTCTCACTACTGACGTCCAGCAACGAGAATCGTTTAAAAACCATATCCTTAATGCTATTAAGACGTCTTTGGCTCCGGAAGAATCTAGAAAAGAGGCCGGGGCAGATGTAGAAATTGCCGAAGGCATTGACGAAGACGTCGAGCTCGAAATTGGCGATCGCCCCGAAGACGACCCAGACTTTATTGATATTAATGATGATGGAGAAGTAGAAGAAGTCGAAGTTGATGAAAAGGAAGAATTTGGTATCAATGGAGAAGATAAAACCGGCCGGAATAGAGCTTTTACAGATTTCCAAGACATTGAAAAAGTCATATTAACCGCTTTTGATGATTTGGACAACCCTGAAGATGTAACAATGTTTGAGGAGTATCTTTTAAAGAATATTGTTCTATACTTCGAAAAATATGAAGGCGAACTGCAAACAAATGTGGAGCCTCCGGCGGAGACAGAAGATGCTGTCGCTGATGCAGATGAAAGTGAATTCGAAGACGAGGGTATGGCGCCGGCCTTTGAATTACAAGAAGTTCTCAAATTTCTTGATATTGACGACATAATCGAAAATTTATTATAAATGAAATCCCGGAATTCGAACTTCCAGGGCTTTTGTAGTGATCTTTCTTTCTCAAAAAAGTTGAGGGCTCGAGGAAAGTCTAATGAAGCATTTGAGATAATGCTCTCTACGTTAACTCTGGAAGAATTAATAGGTCTTATACAATATTTTCTTTTCAATGTTTTAAACGTCTGTTCACTGATTCCTAATACTCTAGTTGCTTCTTTATTAGTACTAGTAATACTAATTATAGCAT